GCTACTTGATCGTTTACCTCTTGAAGTGATGCAGCGAGTTTTGTTTCGGCTACTGCCCTCTCAACTTCTAATTTGCGAAGGGTCTCGGACGCCTTGGCGGCATCATCGGCGGCTTCGGTATTTCGCTTCTGTGCATCGGTGACAGCGTCGATCGCCTCCACCGATTTCTCGGCTTCGATTGGGGCATTTGGATCTTTTGGGTCTGGCATCTAGAAATTACCTTTTTATTCAACAGGCCACTTTAAGCCTGTCGCGTTTTCGAATCCTTGGACTGATCGAGCTAAATGTGATTTGCTACGATAAGTAGCAGGGTTATCAAGCCCGAAGTTTTTAAGAGCGTCCATGTGGCGGCGCTCTGCTTTTAATGCCCTGGTGAAAGACTGAACTTCTTGTCGGGAGCCTTTGATATTAACTGGAACACCAAAACTGTTTCCCATTCCCATCATCCCAACAAGAGTCTTTACAACCCCACCAAGTGCAGCAACTTGCGAAAAAAGAAATTCGTTAAGCTGCTCTTCGTTTAAATTTTCTTTTTGTTTCCTGACCTCATTGAAGTCATAAGTAACTTTTTCCATTATAGTAGTCTCCTCTTCCAATAAATAGTTATTATAAGCAAAAACCGGGATTGCTCCCGGCTTTACTACCTATATTTTCTTTTTGAAGCTTCAGCTTCTTCTTCTTTTAATTTTATAAGCTTTTCATAAAACCAGTTGCGTAAAGATACGGGAAGGTTATAAGCTTCAAAGAAGCTCCAATTCCCAAACTGTTTCATTTGAAAAAACTGAACATATGTGTTCTTAACATAGTCGTCACTTAGGCCAAAAAAAGCCGACCGTAATCGGCACCTCCAGCGACTGTTCTTCGCCACAGAGCCGACACGCAAAATTAAAACCCAAGTCCAAATCAGGCACGATCTCTTGATACTTCTTTCGTAAGAATCTTGAATCATACGCGGGCATCGACCCAATAAATTTGGAAATATCTAAAATAGATTCACTACCGTTAACAGAAACAATCATTTGTTTATACTGAAGCGTGATCATCTTTTCTAGTCCTAATTTCTTATTTTTCTTTGTAAACTTGTTTATAATGCCCTCGTCTTTAGTCGTAAGAAATCTAAGCTCTACAACAGCCCCTGTGCGGGGGAGTTCCAAAACTACGTTTCCCTTGTTGTTAATTTCTATATTTTCCATAGACTCGGGATTTTTACGCTTAAGAGAAGACAAATCAATCACAGTTTCGTTCGGCTCCGAACACACAGGGCAAGTGATGGTTACGTCATAAGTTTCTCCATAAGCATCAATTCTCGCGGCGGTCAGGATTGCGTTTTTATCACCAAGCAAAAGACTACTTGCCTCAATAGACTTATCTACGAGAATGCTCTCCACCAATCGATCAACTGCCAAACCACGCTGAATCAAAGATTGAGAATTTAATATCTCCTCTTCTCTGGTGGTCATATTTTTAATTTCAACAACGTTTTGATTACAAAGTGCATGTTCAGCAGAATAAAACTTCCCCTCGGAAGGAAGCTCTACAAAACTAGTAGGGACTTTGAATGTTAAAGATTGTTCAGTTGAAGCTGGTGTGGTTTCGGTGGTCGCATTATGCGAAGCAAGCCTCTCGGCATTTCTAGACATTTATACCTCTATCTTATTTTTTATCCCAAGTAGCATAATCATAAGCTAAATCAAGAGTAATGTTAAGCAATTCTTCTGAAGCATAATCGTTTTCGCCCCAATTAATACTTACAATCATGGGATTGTGAATCGACCACTTTTCAATTACCTTGCCAGCGCCCTTGTCGTCTACTCCAAGGGTTTCAATCGTAACAGCACCAAACAATTCAGCAAACGACTTCTTGGTAAAGGTCGCAGCCGACGTGGCTTCATCGGCGGATCCTATAGGGGGCGTATATCCCGCTTTCTTTATCCACGCATATAAAACCCCCGACGCATCCGGGGAGCCAGGATCTCTAAGAGTGACTGAAATATTATTCCATTTGGCGCGACCGGGATATTTAAAAGTATGATTTAAATATTGATGTTCGATCGCTGTGATTTCCATGGAGGGGCGCGTGACTCGCGAACAAACCCACATAGGAAGTTCCATAGGACCGTCGCCCTGCTTTGTGCCAAATTTGAATAAAAACCTGTGTTGCCTCTTGGGGACCGAGTCTTTATTTGCCCAATATGTTGCTGCCATTCTCTAATTCTCCCTTAATCTTCAAACGATGCGCCAGTGTTCGTGATAAAGAAGTCTACCGCAATAAACTCAATAGCACGGGTTGGCTTAATAAATAGTTTCGCATACATAATATTCTGATCAATTAAATCAGGAGTCGTCGTTGTTTCATCTAAGACCAACTTATACTCTTGAATACCAAAGCGTTGCTGTACATCAATGAGCATCGGAGTGGCTGCTGCAATGAAACGACTCCAAGTATTTTGAACGTTCGGCTCAAATAACAAATTAGCAGCAATCAGCGAAATTTCTCGCTTAACATAAATTAACATTCTGCGAACATTAATTCTATCAAGTGCCGATCTTGTTACCTGCAATGTCTTTTGTCCAAACACAACTACTCCTTCATTGGGGAACGTCGCGATAGGATTAATGCGATTTTCATACAGATTGTCCCGATCCTTCGAAGAAAGTCGCAACGTTGCATTTAACACCGGAATGCCGGTAAGACCCGTGCTTAAGCCACCCCTGGTAAACCCAGCCGGTGCGAACCACGGTCCTTTCACCGAATCCGTATAAGACATAACGCCCAGAGCCACAACAGACGGTGGCAGATAAACCACCTTATTTGTGTCATCATCGAGACACTGCACCCATGGATAGTAAGCACAACCGAAACTGCTGTTAAGCTGTCGGTCCCTCATCGATCCAACAGCCGTGTTTACATCACCTGTAACCGTGGTGGATGTGGCACTATCGTTGGTTTTGCGGTCAGCGATGGGCAAGAAGCCATTTTCAATATCCATCACGCACAGTGCATCCCCACGATTCTCACAATGTTGCATAAGCCTCTTCGTCAAACCGGGAGTTGATAAAGAGGGAACCGAAGCCAAATTAAATTGAATGTCTTCAGGGTGCGCACACAAATCGATCGCACGCTTATAGGTTTCAAATACATACGAAGTAGTATCAGTTTTATTATCAGCCAATCCGCTACGGAAAGGCTCCTTTTCTTTAATATCAACACCGTCAGAGCCACCGGCAAACACTGTAGTAAATTTCGCTAAGTTTAGGTCAATAACCTTTTTATAACCACCGTTGGCACTAACAGAGGTGCCCGCTGTTCTATAAGTGCTCGACCAGTAGGCACTATCAATACGATTTGCGCTAGTATAACTAGACGAAATATCGTCCAGCGAAAAATTCCAGCTAGGAGTGGTAATTCCAGCAATAGCCGTAAATGACGTTCCAAGACTAGAAGGTTTCACCTTTGTCAAGTCTTGATTATCCGCCGCATAAAGCGGATTGTTTGCAGACTTGCCGGTATAAGCACCCCAATAAGCATCTCTCGCATTAATGGTTGCGCCGCCAGTAAAGCTCGTTCTAATATCCACGCCGGGGAAATTCACTTTCAAGTGTGTATACAGTGTGTCTCCCAAAAAGATTTCGCAAGACGACGAAACTGCGCCCGAGACGCCATTTGTACTGCGACCACCTCTTAAAAATGGTCCTTCGGCAACCGGCCACACATTCGCGCCGTTGGTGCCCGAGCCGTATTCATTGGACGCACTTAAATATGTTGCAGACTTGTATTGAATTGGTCCCAACACGCCGAACGGGATAGATTCCTTGTTCTGCGTACCATTAGCTACGGAATTATCCACCTCAACATACATGTATTTCGACTTATTATCATATTGCCCAATAGTTCGATTAACATTGTTGATCGTATCATAAAAAAGATATTTATNTCCAATCTTTCTCGNCACATAGTCAGGTGACGAAGAATCTAACGAACAATTGCTATATCGCTCCACGACCTCCAACACTTCATCGGTGTCATCTATTTTTCTTAAGACCACATCGAATGAGCCGTATGACCCTGAAAGCGAACCATATCGAATATTACTAATACTGACCTTCAAATTATTTTGTGTCCACTCGCCGGCATCGCGGGCGTGGAGCTTAAACAGTCTCTGCTGATTAGCAGGGTCAAATGAACTCGTATCGGCATTAAAATCTTGTGTAATAAACCAATTGGTTTGAGCTTTTGTAGAAGCTTGTCGGAAAAGACTACCGTCCTCGTTACTGGTGCCGGATGCCTGCATTTTCATCATGACGCCAAAGCAGTTAGTAGCCCCCTGCGTAATTAAGTCGACATCTGACAAGCGATTTTCAAAAGATTCACCCAACCAGAATTTTTCTAAAACATTAGAGTCATCAATCTGAGTTGAATTACACAACGAAGGATCTGTATTAAAAACATTTCTAATAAAAAATTTACTATTTGGATTAAAATCAAATATATATGAACCAGTGGTGCTGCCGTCTGACCTTCTTGGTTTGTCCCCATACACCGATAACTTAAATCGACACGAAGTTGGCGCACCGTCACTCACTGGCACTATCGGCACCGCGTTGGCTCGCTTGGGCTCGCCGCCGAATTGACCAAAAGTGTTGCCGGAAAGTGCCAAATTTGTCGCGGCGGCGGATGAATACCATATGGCGGCGAGCGTACCCGTCGAGGTAGTCAGGCGACCAGCGGCGGTGCCCGAAGCAAACAGAAACAGACCAAAGGCGTCGCTTCCGCCGGGACCAGCCTGCCAACCAGCTTTTCCGGCGGCGGTGGCGTCTGCATTTTGCTTGCCGAGCAAACGAATAAAAGTTAATTTATCTGAATTTTTTAACCATGTTTTGGCTGCATATGCACCATAAGTAGTTCCCGCTTTATTACCATCTCTCCAAACATCCTGAGTTGTCTTTGCGCTATAAGGCGCACCAAAAACATTAACAAACTCTGAATAGGAGTTAACCTCTGTAGGTCTCATCGCAGGACCGCGATCACTCCGACCTATAATAACCGGACCCACGGGTTCGGGAGAGGCGGCGGTTTGGCTCTGATCAATTTCTTTTAAAAACACACCGGGTGATACAAATTTAAACTTTCTTTCTGACATGTGATTTTTCTCCCACAATTTCTTCTTAGTAAATAGTCTTAGAAAAAATGAAAGTCTTTATGAGTCAAAAATTGTTTTTTCTTTGCCAAAACGCACTTTGACTTGATTTTCCCTGATGGCTACTGTTTGTTGCACTTGATTTTCGCCCTCACCAATTAAATAACCTTCCACACGAATAGCGAGTGATGTCTCAAATCGACGTTCGTCGGTTTCCAAATTAGCAACATTATTATTAGTCGTAAAGTCCTGATCAATAAACCCCTCAAACATATTAGTGTTTTCTTGCATATAAAATGTGTGTACATTCCCATATCTATTTATAAATGGTGTTAATATAGAATTCATTTGTTGCTGATATTCTGTGCGTAAAACCACTTCGTAGGTTATGTGAATCCAAGTAGGTGTCGGAATTGTTACAAATTCATAGACCACTTCCTTGTTATCATAGCGATTAGTGTTTTTTACTCCCTTGACTCGTTTTGCGCCAGCGTTAGCAAAATTTCTAGTTTTGTCCGGTTGAATTTTTCGTGCCACTGTATATACATTTTTACGACGATCATTAGAATAAATTAACCCACCCCCGAAAAGACCTGTCCGTTCGCGATCTTTTAAAACAGCAGAACGCTCTACCGTAATAACGGGTAAAATGATGGTTTCTCTGAGATCTCGCAACTCAGGTCGGTGCTTTAACTGATAAGCTCTTTCAGCGCCCGCCCAAATTACAGGAACTTTTTTAAAGCCTTCGTTAGTTTTCGCGAAAAGATCAAGCTCATCATTGACCCAGTTATAAATGGCGCGGTCAAATGTTTCCAACGTACACGGCTCGACTATTTGTTCAACTGGCATTGAATACTCCCTGTCGTGCTTTTATACATTCGGCAAGAATTTCATATTTTTGACCACCTTGACCAAATAATCTTTTAGACCCCGTAAGCTTAACTATTTCATAATAATCCCCGTCATAATAAACAAAATCGCCAGCCCTTACATAAAGATTTTGATCTTCAGTTAGTCTTTTGCGATTAAAATATATATTAATTCTTTGGCGCTTATCATACCCCATCGCATTATTGGTAATGTCACTCGGTGCCGTTTCAACTCTAGCATAAACGCGCACAGGTGGTAAAAACGTTTTTTCTATTGCTTCGCCATAAATGGGATGAAAATCAGTGTGGTCCAAGCTGATGGGATAATATGCCACGACCTGTCCAACAACATTTTCTATTAGTTCAGTGTTAACTTGTCTTACTAAATTTCGCTCTTTCTCTCCAACAAAAAGCGGAGGGGGGGGAGCATCCGGTCTTGTAAATTTAGCCATCTAAATTACCCCACATATATTGGACTTGGAACTTGTTGGAATACCTTGCTGGTAGATTCAACAATGCTCGCATCTCCTTCGGCAAGGGCACTATAAGTCACCTCATCCAAAAATGCCTTAAGCTCATCGCGTAATGCCGTCTGTTCCTCTCTGGCTTGGGAAATTAAATCGGACCCATTGAGAGTCACCGAATCATTCGGAATGGGTATAGTGGCAAACTTACTCCTTACTTGCCCTAAAATTTCCTTACACAGAGCCAACGCAAAACGCCGAATCCATTGTTTGCCAATTGAATTAATATTTGCATATGGAATATTAGCAAAGGGAAGAGTGTTGGCATTATTGACACCCTTCACCCCCCGTAAACGAGTAGTGTCTACATAATTTGCATCCTCATCAATAGTGAACGTAAACCAAATGAGATCCCGCGAAGGATCAACTGTTGCATCAGGTGCTGGAAAAATCTTCAAATAATTGTTTTGAAGCTCATATGAATAATTGGAATATCTTGTTTTAATGTTGTCCTCATAAGCCATAGCTTGTAATTTATTTTGCCACACAGGAACGATCTCCCAAGTCGTATTGTCTGCCCACTGACCATAGGTGCCTAAATTGCCCACAGTTTGGATGCCGCCGTAATTTCCAAAAAATCGCCACATGGATGCTGGTGTCTTATAAAAAACCTTTCTAATCAATACTTTTTTATTATTGACTTTGTTATAAAAATCAGAACTGGCAATAGAAGAACTGTTTTGAACAACAGATTGCAAATCATAAAGTTGTTTTTTTGTTTCCAAGACAAATGAAGCCGAATACTCTCTTAACGTTCCNCCATATCCAGCNTCTGTCGAGATGCCCTCTGCCACACGTCGAGCATAACCAAAGCCAAAATTGGGAAAATCTTTCGAAGCATCAGAAGCGCCCGCTGAAATTTCTCCATCCTCATCAAAAGAAGAAGTGGCGGCACCAAGCATATCAGATAAAACATTTTTGGCTTGATGGGAATTTACAATATAAGAATATTCCAATACTGCCTCTTGATAAGCCGCATAAACGTTTGCTGCCTTAATTTCAATATCAAGAACGTCGCCACCCAATTTTTTATAAACATAAGCAACCTGATCCGTTGCGCCGCTAATAAAGGGGGCACTNCCTGCGTAAACAGTAAATGGNAAAGCGGCTGTAACAAGAGTTGTGCTTCCTGTAGATGTTAATACAGAGGTGCTAACAGTTGAAGATGGTGAAAGTTGTGGAACTGGCATTATATAAAACCCTCTCACTAAATAGTTTTCCCTAAAAGAAAACCCCCGCCGACCCGAAAGCAGACAGGGGAATTCTCAACCAAAAAGGTTATTTTTGGTCTTTATTGTCTTAGACAAGATCCTCGACAATAACCAAGCCATACATATCAGGACGAACCATCTTCTTCGCATAGCGAGTCATGACACCCTTNCGGGGCACGAAATCTTCTGTTCCGAAAATAGTCGGAGTGACCTGTAGTGGAACATAGGGAGCATAAACATAGCCGCTCTCTAAGAAGCTGCTACCCTTACGACCGACCAGAACAACGTTCCTTGGGAAGTAGGGATCGACATAAATGTCAAACTTCTTCGAAAGTGAACCAACGTTCTGTGCGCCGGCTGTGCCCTTATTACTATCAACAGCAACATTAGCACGGAAACCAGCAGTAAACTCCAAAACGCCTGCGACTTCAGGACCACAAACAAGGAAATTTCCGCCGCCACGAACAGTCTTGCGATGAATTTGAGCCGAAACATCGTTGATAGTCTCGATCAAAGTCTCATACCACTCACTAACCGTGCCGGTGAAATCAGGAGTTGCCGTGGTAGCCCCAATCTCCACTCCAGTATCGCGATTGACGAACTTGCCCGCCTTTCGACTCCAATACTTAGTGCCAGCCTTTGCTCCGATCATGAGATCCTCAAGAATCTCCTGATCGATTTCAAGAGCAATTTGCTCAGAAAGAATGCTGGTAAGCTCGACTTCGGCATCAAGATTGTGGTAAGCATTGAGATCCTGTCCCAATTCTGGTGACCACTTAGCCTTGAGCTTCTTTGTCATTGCCGTAACAGCTACACTGTCCACCTTGATGTCAATTTCGGGCAGATTCTTAACATTTTCCAGACCCCAACCGGGCGTGGTGCTAGTGCCAACAACCGAACCGACAGCGGTCCCAGTAGCGAAATTATCCTGCACCGCCATCGTCCAAGTGTCGTTGGTGCCCAGAGAGGTCGAAAGTGCATTGGTGCTGGTCGAAGTAGTCGTCGCAACAACAATTAAGACTCGACTTGTGTCAGCGGGATCGATACGATTTAATCGGCGCTGGTGGATGCCGGGAGTAAGACCACTACCCGTCATGGTGATCAAGTTATCCATATCAACCTTAGCGTCGATTAATGTTTGTGTAGGAACCGATCCCACGCAAACGTTTGAACCAGACGGAATATCGTTATCATAACGAAGCAACTGGTCAAGCTTGGCAACCGTAATTAG